GCATGGTGGGTTCCTTTGGCTGGGGGGTGGGGGATGGGGATGGGATGTTCAGTGCTGCGGATATTTTTAGGTGGGTTTTGGCGTCGGCGCCTATGGCCACCAGGCTGATCTCGTAGAGGCTGGCCTGGCGGGCAATCAGAGCAGGCCCCTGGACTTCGCGCCCGTTGACCTGGGCGCTGGAGTCGGGGAAGACCTCCTCTATGTTTTCCGGCAGCGCGCCTATGGAGAGCTGCCAGGGGATGCGCTGCCCCATAGAGATGATCTGACGGGCGGAGTCGGCCTCGGGGTCTATGCCGCCGCTGATGCGAAGCTGACCGTCGCTGATGCTGGGCTGCACCACCCCCAGGCGCGAAAGGGGGCTGTTGTAGTGGTTGTAGATGAGGGGCACCTGTGCGCGGATGCTGAGGCCGGCAAGGTCGATGTAGATGGGCGCACGGCTCCAGGGCTGGATTATGGGACCGCCGGAGTAGGCCACGCCGCTGATGGCCTTTAGGCCGTCGGCGCCGCTGATCTGCTCCAGCTCTGCCGCTGCCCTGATGTGGGTGGCCTCGGCGGGAAGTGCTTGTGTGGGGTTTTTCGGTGGCATGGTCTGTTCCTGTTTATTCTTTTATACGCTGGTCGGGTTTTTCGTCATCGGTATCGGGGGCGAGGTAGGCCTGCTGGGAGTACATCCAAGGCAGGATGGGCAGCCCGAGGCGCTCGCACTCGTCCATCTCGCGTTTGCGCTGGCGCAGGACGTTGTGGTAGTCGCGGCCTTCGCGGGCGCATTCCTCGGCCATGGTGGTCACGCCGTTGGCCAGGCGGGCAGCCTGGGCGTTGGCCTCCTTGATGGGATCGACGTGCTCGAAGCCGTCCCACATCCAGCTGTGGCCGCTGCTCTCGATGCGGTAGTCCTCCGGATGCAGTGCCTGGTCGTACTGCTCGAAGGCGGCTAGCAGGGGATCAAGTATCTGGGTGGCGATGTTCTCGCGCTCGATGAGCAGTTTTTTGTGGTAGACCTGATGGTCGAGCCTGCCGCTGGCGTAGTTATAGTTGCTCGAGTTGCCCGCGGCGATGTTAAAGGGCATGGAGAAGACGCGGGCTGCCTCGGCGATCTTGCTGTCCTTGAAGCTGCTGTAGGTGGCGGTGGGCTGCTCGCCCTTGAGCTGGCTGACTCTGTAGCCGGCGGGCAAGATAAGCGCATTGTTGGGACCATCGCTAAACTGGGCGGGGCCGCCTTGCAGGTCCAGGGCGGTTTCCAGCAGGCCATCGTCGTCAATATTTATTGAGTTTTCGTATAGTTCAGGCGGCAGGTCGTTGGAGATGATAAAGCTGAGGTTGGCTGCTACCTCGGCGGCAAGGACCACCGCCGTGGAATAGCGGCGCAAATCGTTGAAGATGTGCAGGCAGGCGCACATCTCGGACAGACCGCGATGCTGACCAGCCCTGATTATGTTGGCGTAGTGGATGACCTGAGCAGCCGGCACCTGAAAGCCATCGTCCGGACTGAGGCCGCCGCTGCTGCCGGGATGGCTGCGGCTGAAGCGGTAGGACTGGGGATTGCCGTAGCGGTCGTAGAGTATCCCGTCCACCTCCACGGGCTGGCCGCTGGCGTGGCGCCTGGCGGGGTCCGTCTGGTAAAGACGGCTGCTGACGTACTCGGCCTCGTAGAGGCTGGGCTGTAGCGGTATCTCGCGCTCTGCGCCGGGGTTGACCTGGAGCCAGAGGAAGGTCTCGCCGTCCAGAGCCTTGGCGATGCGGGCGCAGCGCAGCAGAGAGTTGAGGCGAACTTGGCGGGTCCACTGGTGGAAGCGGCGCTCGCGGCGCTGAAGCTTGGGGTCGGTGCTGAGAAGAGCGCGCTCGTCGCCTGGCTCTAGCTGCAGCCGCGGGCCGGTGCCTATGGTGTCGTCGGCCAGGGTGTGGATGATGCCGTAGGCGTAGGAGTTGTTGGCGAATTCGTGTCTGGCACGCATGGAGATGAGCCGGCGCACCTCGCGGTTGAGGGCAGCGTCGGCGCTCAGGTAATCGGCGCCGCTGAAGTTGCGCTGCGAGTCGCGGCTGCGACTGGCGGCGTTGAAGCGGGCAAAGATGCGCTTCGCCGGCGTGCTGAATAGGGACTTGATTTTCTTTAGCATTTAGCGTTCCCCCGAGCCGCTTGGATAGTGAAAGCTCTTGATGGCGCCAAGCGGGTTGCGGGCAGCTCGCTGACGGGCGAGCAGCTCCATGGCCTGGAGCTGGCGCAGCGGGTCTTTGAGTTCGGTCTTCTCGCCGTCCACCGCATGGCTGGCAACCGGGTTGGCGACGTTCTCGATGATTTTTTCCTGCGCCTGCTTGATTTTTTCTTGCTGGTCTGCTGGCATGGCTTGCTCCATAAGTGCGCTTTGTGATATATACGCAGGCGGTTTTTTACGCGTAAGAATAGACTTTGCCGATGCTGTAGGTCTTGCGCTTCGCGCTGGGGCGGTTCTTGTCGGCGCGTCGGGCTTCTTTGCCGGCGGCGGTGGACGGTGGTATGACCAGCTCGGCGCCTTGCTCGGAGGCAGCGACCATGCAGCCGATGACGCAGTCCAGCCAGTGATTCTCCTTCACCGGCGTGAGCTTCCATACGTCAACCCGCCGGCCTTGAGCCGCCTCGGTTATCGAGTACTCGCTGCTAAGCTGGTCGGCAAGCAGGCGCAGGCGGTCGTCAATGCGAGGGGCGTTGATCGCAAAGGCGCCTGGATCGCCTGGCGCAGTGAAAACCCGGTTGCGGAAAAAGCTTTTCCAATAGTTGGTGTCGTAGCTTAGCAACCGAATATGCTTTTTGGTGCGGATCGGTGCAATGCGCCATTCGTAGGGGCTGATGATCTCGCCTGGCCGGCGCTGGTATTCGCTGAAAGGCTTGTTGGTGGCGGTGATACCGACGCCCTTAGAGGGTAAAACATTGTTTAGGCGGTTTTCGCGAATGAAATTATAAATCGTGTCGGTGCTCTCGCCCCAGCCGGAGTCGATAAGGCAGCGTCCCAGGGGCAGCTCGGCACCGTCCTCGCGCAGATAAAGCCGGTTGAGGTAAGGCGGCAGCAGCTCGCCCAGGGCAAGATTGAGCGCGCCCTCCTGGCCGGAGCCGGGGAAGGCCTCTTTATATGTGGGGCTGGCATCGCGGGTGGTGAAAACCTGTCTGCTCTGCTCCGGCCACACGCCGTAATCCAAGAGCCAGCCGCTGAACTTGTCGTCGAAGGCCATCAGTGCCCAGTACAGCACATTCTTTTGCACGTCCACCGCCATGGTTATGCGGGTGGCGGCTTGCGGTATCTCCAGAGGCGGTCGCTGAACTCGGCGATCCAGTACTTTTTCGGCGCTGATCTGCTCGCCCTCGCCCAGCTCGGTGGCATAGGGCTGGTTCTGATATTCGCTGAAAAATCCGTCCGGATTGGAAAAGTAGATATTCATGCCGTATTGGATGCCGCTGATCTCTCCGGCATTGAAGCGCTCCGGCCAGGTGGCTTTGCAGCCATCGTCCATTTCCTTGCGGTTCTGGGCATAAAAGCGGGTGGCCTCGGCAACGTCCTTGTCCTTGCGCTGACATTCCGAGCGGATTTCCCAGTAGCGCTGCCAAAGATGCATATTTTTAGGCATGCCATTAAGCAGCGAAAAGCGCAAGCCGCCCCAGTCAGGGTTGGTTTCGCGGCAGAGCAGCTGGTCGGCCAGATCCTCCGGATAGATCACTGTGCAGGGTATCACAGCGGTTATCGTCTTGCCGGGACCAGCCAGACCGAGAATATCCGAGTTTATCAGGTCTTTTCTATATTTGACCTGACTAACGCTGCGTGCGCTCTCTCGGGTCTGGGGGTCGTCCACCAGCACAAAGTCTGGGCGCAGCACTTCGCCATCAGGCACCTGGTGCTTCATGCCCCTGATCCTGCCCGTCATGGATGTCGAGCTGATCACTGAGCCGCCTATGGGCGAGTCGCCTATAATCGGCATGACCAGCTTTACATCTGACCACTCGATATGTGTCCGTGCCCCTAGGTATGTCTGCCCTCGGCATCGGTTGGTGATATTCTCCAGAGCCGCCACTGCATGGCAGACCTCCGGAAAATCAGCCATGAAGGTTTCGTTGGTCTCAAATGAGTTTTTGATCGCTCTAAAAACCTCCCTGGCGGCCGGGTCTGAGCCTCCGATCACGCAAACATAGCGCCGATAGCCATACACGATTGCCCAGATTGCTGTACGCTCGCAAAGCGTGGACTTACCAGTGCCTCGGGGCATCGCAATGGCGAACTTTCCGCCCTGCATAGCTGCCGCCTGCAAGCGCTTGATGGTCTCCAGCTGGATCGGACTCCAGGGCAGGTAAAAAATATCCTGAAAATAGGTCTCGCAAAAAAGCCGCAGGTCTCGCCGGCACGCTTCGCGGCGCTCCGGATCAGCCACTGGCGGCATCTCGCCTATGTCACGTCCCGCTGCTGAGATGCTGGCCTGGTTTTTGGCCATTCGATCGCGATGCTGTTCATACCTTGACCGTTCCTGGCCGAAATCGCCCAGGTCTAAATACTGTTGCCTGTCATCGATCATCATACTCCTAGAATTGTTCCCTCGTCAGAAAGAAAGTCTCCACCCCCTCAGCTGTCCTTCCCGCGCCCGGCTTTTGGGCTGGGGGCTGAGAAGAACCTATGACCGGGGGGGGTGCCAGAGGGGTGTTTGGGGGCTTTTTGGCTGAAATTTGGGGCTTTTGGCGCGTTTTTTCGCTGGTTCTGTGCTTTTTCCCGGGTCAGCCAGCGATTTTGCACATCTGTCTAGGGTTTATACGCGCGTAGTATTTTAAGTAATACGTATATTAATCGCGGGCGCGTGCATGGCCTATGCGGATATAGGTGCATAGGGTGGACATAGGTTGCTATAGCTTACGCGCGCGCGCGCACGTCGGTTAGGGGGGGGGTTCTTATAGGGGACTTGAAAAGCTTGGGATTTTT